AAATAGATAATGTTGAAAACAAATTAAATAAACAAACAAAATATGAAAATGCTGTATATTAGGGAGGTACAATGAATATATTTTATGTTGATAAAGATCCAGTAAAAGCGGCAGAAATGATGTGTGATAAACATATTATTAAAATGATATTAGAGTCTGCTCAAATGTTATGTACAGCAAAAAGAGTGCTAGACGGTACAGAATATTTTGATACAACAAAGAATGGTCGTAAGATAAAAAGATGGCGACTAGATAATCCTAATGAAGAAGCAATCATATACAAAGCAGGTTGGCTAGGTCACCCTAGTACACAATGGGTATTAAAATCTGCTTACAATTATGTATGGTTGTATAAACATATGATGGCATTAAACGAACAATATAAGTTAAGATGGCAGAAAGATAAAGACCACGTTTCAATCACAAAACTAGGTCAATTATTATCTGTGCCACCTAAAAATGCTAGAGTAGATGTGATCGGTACTGAAGCAACACCTGCTATGCCAGATCATTGCAAAGTGCCAGGTGACAGTGTTGCGTCTTATAGAAAATACTATATACTAGAAAAAAGAAGATTTGCTAAATGGGAAAAACCTAATGCAAAAATGCCACAATGGTTTAAAGAAGGAATACAATATGATACAAGAGGATGAAGGATTAAAAATTAGTATGCAAGAATCAATACGTGCTAAAAATGAAAGATTAGCAAAAGAAAAAGGTATGTTAAGATTATATACACCTATAGAAAAAGATATATTAAGAAATGGTTTGAAAGAAAGTGAATTACAAGATGTGGGAGATAGAATGAATGAGGATGTAGAACAAATTGTAAGTAAAACTTTTTATGGCAAAAAATAAAAGAGAAAAAATTTACGAATATAATCCTGATAGTAAAGTTATTAGATGGAGATATGCAGATGAAGACCCACAAAAGTTTGGTTGGCCAAACTATGGTCGAATACTAAAGGAGAAGAAAAATGCGAGAACAAATAATAAACGCTCTAAAAGCACACGCTAGAGGACACATTGAAAAACACAAAGTCAATGTTGAAAATCTAATACAAAAAAATGTAGGTGTTGCTGAACATCCTGACTTATTAGAGTCAGTTGAAAAAGAGTTAAAAATAATTGCTGAATATGATGATCAATTAGCAATGTTAGACAAATACTTTTAATGAAATCATTAATCACAAAAATAGGAATGATACATAGTCGTGTATTTGCGTATGTATCAAATAAAGCATCAACGTCAAAGTGGTGGACAATATTATTAACATTTTTAGTTTTTTATGAAATTGTTGAGCACGTTGTATACCCTATACTAGTTCCTTATTTACTATATTTAAATTTTTGGTCAAAATAATGCCTGTATATACATTTGAAGATATAAAAACTAAAAAAGAATTTACAGAACATATGTCTATTGCAGAAATGGAAGAATATCTGTTGAAAAACAAACATATCCGTCAGGTCATTATGCCTATAAATATAGTTGGTGGGGTATCAGGTATCACACACAAAAATGATCAAGGATGGAAAGAAACACTATCAAAAATTGCTGAGGCAAATCCACACACACCTCTAGGCCAAGAACACGGCAAGAAAGATGTAAAAACAATCAAAACAAAACAAGCAGTAGAAAAAGCAAAAAAGAAAATAAGGAAACAATATGTCAGATAATATACCAGATTATATGCGAGGGTTTGATATTTCAGATGATTGGGGAATTACTCCTGTAACATCTACTCCAACACAACAACCTGCTATTGATCCTAATTTAATAGAAAATTCAAATTTAGAATTGTCAAAAGTTAAAGAAGATGTGAAAGATATTAAGGCAATGATGAATGAAGTTATGGAAATTGTTGCTCAAAAAGATACTATCACAAAAGAAATAACAGACGAAACGATTAATCAAAGATTTAAAGATTTAGAGAAGATTGTATTACCTTTTTTATATAATCTTTCTAAAAGTGATGAACCTTATATACATTGGCCAAATAGAGGTCCGATTATTAAGGCACAAATAGAGAAAATCTTAAAACTAACGAGAGGTTAATATGAGTGTAAAACAAATAATTAAACATAATCATAAAGAACTAAAATCACAAGTAGGTGAATTGGAAGAAGTACGTAATAATGATAGATCAACTTACAGTTGGTATAATTTAAGACAACTCAAAAAACTAAAACTAAAAGCAAAGGATAAACTAAATGAGATTAAGCAAAAGCTTCACGCTTAACGAGATGGTCAAATCCCAAACGGCCGAAAGGGAAGGTATTAATAACAATCCTAGTGAGTCACAAATAGAGGCTTTACAAAGATTGTGTGAGAACATACTTCAACCAGTACGTGACCATTTTGGAATGCCAGTTACGGTATCAAGTGGGTTTAGATCAGCACAATTATGTACAAGAATTGGCTCATCTATTAATTCACAGCACGCTTCTGGCCAGGCAGCAGATTTTGAAATATTTGGAATTAGCAATCAGGAACTTGCTCATTGGATTGATAAAAACTTAGACTATGACCAAATGATATTAGAGTTTTGGAATCCTGAAGATAAAAACAGCGGTTGGGTACATTGTTCATACAAGAATCCTGAAGAAAACCGAAAAGAGTTTTTAAGAGCATATAGAAATGAAAGTGGTAAAACTTGTTATGAAAAATATTCATACATTAAATATGCTGGACAAGAACCAACAAAAGACGATTTAGACAATATGATGATGGCCAAGGGCATTTAAGACTTGACATTTTCTATATTATGTGTTATATTATTATATTATGAACAAATTTAATTTTATTGAAATAGACAAGACATTATTACCAAATACAAAAGGTAGGAGAATAGACGGACATAGATTTTACGAAATTGAAGGTAAAAACTATCCGTCTGTTACTACCGTTTTAAATATCAGAAAAAGTGAAGGACTTAAAGAGTGGCGTAAGAACGTAGGTGACGGCGCTGCTAATTGGGAGATGAGAAGAGCCGCTAATCGTGGTAAAGCAACTCATACATTAGTAGAAGAATATTTAAAAGGTGAAACACCAAGTGAAAGAGGTGTATTACCATTAGGACTATTTAAACTTTTAAAACCATACGTAGATCAGATTAATAACGTACATTGTTTAGAAACAATAATGTACTCACACAAATTAACAATTGCAGGTCAGGTCGATTGTATTGCAGAATACAACGGTGAGTTATCAGTAATTGATTTCAAAACAGCAAACAAAGCAAGAGAAGAAGGATGGATTGATAATTACTTTTTACAAACTACTGCTTATGCAATGATGTATGAGGAGATTTTCAAAAAACCCATTAATCAAATCGTAGTATTAATTGCTGCTGAAGACGGTACAGTTGCTTGTTTTAAGAAAGATAAGAAAGAATTTATTGAACCTTTAGCAAAGGCAATTGAGGACTTTTATAAATATTATGAAGAACTAAACAAAGGCAAAGTAAGTACGAAGTAATTAAAAAGGTGATTTAACATATCCTACTTGCAACCTTAATCGCTAAAGGGGTAGAATGAAAAAATTAATAATAATTTTAAGTTTATTATGTGGTATTGCATATGCTGAACACGGTGTTGATGAAAAACATTATGACTTATACTGGCAACAAATACCAGCAGTATGTGGTAATCCAGACGCAGTACAAGAATATATTGATGACAAAGGTTTTGAAGCAAAACATATAAGTTTAGGTAGATCAGGAAGTAAACCTGATGGCGAACCTGTTTATATGATAACTTATTATGAAAATGATGATCAAGTATTAGTAACTGTAGATATACCTGGTGCTGATGAAACTTGTATTTTATTTCACACATACAATAAAAGTGAAATAAAAAGTAAAAATAAAAAAGGAATTTGACGTTGAAGGTTAGATAATAACTAGTGAGGACGTGGGTGCAATACCCACCACCTCCACCAATTTAAAACACATAGATGTGTGCTTTGAGGGGGTGAGTAGATTCGACTGCTATTAAAACTAACTGGAGTTAAATCGCTGATGTCGTAACATCAAACTATAAATGCTAACGAAAGTTATGCACTAGCGGCTTAGGTCGCTGGGGTTTGCCTGTACCTTGCAACAGAAACAGGTATAAATAAGAATGCTATAACACACAAACACAAACAAAAGGAGTATATTATGGCAACAACATCAAAAAACGCTTATGAAATAAGAAGCGATCTATTAGGACTTGCTAAAGATTTAGTAGAGTTCAACTATCAAGTAAAAGTGCAAGAGCACGAATACTCAATCAGAAAAGACGGTGACCAAGTAGTTACTGAATTTAAAGCACCAACAGTATCGCCAGACGATATTATTGCAACTGCTAAAAAATTCAATGACTTCGTAACTAACGGTGACACATTGAAAGAAATGCAAGGTTTTGGTCAAAAACTTTATGAAGAAGGTTTAAAAAATAGTAAACCTTTTGCAGAAGCATATCAAAATACTGTTAAGGCTTTCTTTCCACACCTAAACGGTCAAAGTAAGTAATATGTGGCCTTACAATTATTGTGAGTGGAAACAAATCACTCACGGTCTTAGTAAACCTAAAAGTTACTGGAGAAAACACAAATCATTGATATTGATGTGTACAATTCCATCAATAACTTTAATTTGGCTATTATCTTTAGTAATCTAAAGGTAATAAAGGGTGGTGAACTCTAGCGGTAGTAACCACCCTTTACAAATTAGTAAAAATGTGATATAGTATTATATAATGAACAGCAAAGAATTTTCACTTAAAATAGAATCAATAGTCAAAGAAAAACGCATATCATATATGGATGCTATTATATGGTATTGTGAAACAAATGACCTTGACGTAGGCACACTTAACTCAATGATTAACAAATCATTGAAAGAAAAAATCAAAAACGAAGCAATCAACTTACGAATGTTGAAAGAGAAAAAAGGTGGTATTTTACCATTGTAAGTATGTATGGAGGGTTTGATGTATTTAAAGTCTATTTGGCAGTTAAATTACATTTTACTACCGATTATGATTTCTTTGAATATGGTGGTAAAGTTAATTGCAAGTTAGATACATTTACAAAAAGAAATGATAGATATTTTTTTCATAAACTTAGCACAAAATATAATAAAGATGAAATATTAGATTTCTTTGTTGCTAATTTTTGTGAAAATAGTAAAAAGTGGGTAGGAAATTTATTACAAAATGATGGACGAGAAACATACCTCAATTATAGAAAAGTTAAAGACAATTTCAGTTACCATTTTCGAAACGATTGCATTAATATTTGCAATGACTTTGATGTTAAGCGCCTTTCTTTTAATGATGGTTTTGAGTGTTTTGGCGGACAACATCCTAGATTTTTACGATTACTTATTCAAAAGAAATTATCGCTACAAACCGCAATCGTGTTTAACGAAGTCATATCGTTTATCAAAAATTGGAATAAACAAATTGATGAAAAGGTTGTATGGCCTAAAATCGCATTTACGATTACCAGAATGAAACCTTTTGTAAATTATAATATGACAGAATGTAAATTAATATTAAAAGAAGTATTTTTAAATGGCTAAAAGAGTATTTTGTATAGGTAACGGTGAAAGTAGAAAAGATTTTGATTTAGAAAAATTAAGATCACACGGTAAGATATACGGTTGTAATGCTTTGTATAGAGATTTTACACCAGACCATTTAAGTGCTGTAGATATGGGTATTATGCACGAGATTTATAATTCAGGATATTGTGAAAACAATCCTACTTTGTTTAGAGATTGGAATAGGATGCCTGGTATGATGTATGAAAATTTGTTATGGGCAGGAAAAAATTATTCAGACCAAGATTATGAATTAATTAAAAAAGAAGAAGTAATTAATTCTAATGAACGAGGTGAATGTGAAGAATTTGTAATGCACGGTTCAAATCTTGCAGGTGTTGTTGAGATATTAAAAAAAAATAAAGAACGTGAAAAGAAGAATATCAATCATACATCTATACAGGTAAGTTGGGTTACAAATACTGATAAAGTAAAAACTATCAATGAAATTATGGGTACAGATAGAGGATGGGCTACTGGTCCGACTTCAGGTTTTGCAGCCTGTTACTTTGAAAAACCAGACGAATTGTTTATGATAGGACACGATTTAGACAGTAACACAGATAAATTAAATAATGTATATAAAGATACAAAAAATTATGGATTATCAGAAGCACACAAAACAGCTTGTATCAATTGGATTAATCAATGGAAACAATTGATGATTGAAAATTCACATATAACTTTTTATAAAGTAAATACATATGCAAATAGTGAAAAAGATAAAATAAGCAGTACTATCAAAGAATGGGAAAATTTGAATGTGAAGTATATAGATTATACCACACTTGACAAAATGCTAGAATTGTGATATATTAACAATATGTTTGACGGTTTAATTTATAAAACTTTATATAAGATTGAGATACTAAAAGAAAAAATTAAGATATGGTATAAAAGTTTTATAAATAAAAATGATACCGAATAATACAGGTAACACAAATACAACGAATACAAATAATAAGGAGAAAATATGGATTTTGAAACATTAAAATCATCATCAAGTAACTTTGATAAACTTACAAAGGCACTTGAAACAAACCTCAATACTGAGGATCAATCAAACAAAAACAAATACCAAGACGACAGATTTTGGAAACCAGAGTTAGATAAAACTGGTAACGGTTATGCTGTTATTAGATTTTTACCTGCTGTAGAAGGTGAAGAATTACCTTGGCAAAGAGTATGGTCTCACGCATTTCAAGGACCTGGCGGTTGGTATATTGAAAACTCATTAACAACTTTAAATCAAAAAGATCCTGTAAGTGAAGAAAATACACGACTATGGAATACAGGTGTTGATAGTGATAAAGAAATTGCTAGAAAAAGAAAAAGAAAACTTTCCTACTACAGCAATATTCTTGTAGTGAGTGATCCAAAACATCCAGAGAACGAAGGCAAAGTATTTCTTTTCAAATTTGGTAAAAAGATATTTGATAAGATTACAGAAGCAATGCAACCTGCTTTTGAAGATGAAGCAGCAATCAACCCATTTGATTTTTGGAAAGGTGCAAACTTTAAACTAAAAATTAGAAAAGTTGATGGTTACTGGAATTACGATAAGTCAGAATTTGAAACACCTACAACTGTTGCAAGTGATGACAATGCGATAAAAGAAATATGGGCAAAACAATATGCTCTAAAACCTTTCTTAGCGGCTGATAACTTTAAGACCTATGATGAACTCAAAGAGAAACTGAATAGGGTGTTAGCAGGTGCGAGAAAAACTGAAACCGTTGACAATGCAGACCTCCCGCCTCAAAGTAACGGTTCAGCAAAAAGTATGAACGACTCGGTGGATGCTAGTGATGATGACGATACAATGTCATATTTTAGTAAATTAGCAGAAGACGAGTAATCTTATCTCTCTCTAAGACATACTTTAAGAGCGCTTTGGGTAACCAAAGCGCTCTTTTTTTTATATAAATATAACATATGGTTTCAATATTAGATCCTTTAGTAGATAAGGCAGGTGGCATAAGAAAAACGTCAGCTTGGTATAGAAATGCTGTATCTTCTATAGCAGATAAAGCAACTGCTAATCGATTGATGAATCAAGGTAAACTAATAGGTAGACCTAGTATTGGTCGTTTAAATATGTTTTTTTACGACCCTAAATATAAAAAGACATTACCATATTATGATACTTTTCCTCTAGTATTACCATTAGAAAGAATACCAGGTGGATTTGCAGGAATCAATTTTCATTATTTAAGACCAGGTGCAAGATTTACATTATTAGAACAATTGCAAAGATATGCTGTAAGAGGAAAAGAAATTACAAGTCAAAATAGTTTTGATGTAAGTTATAATAGGGTAAAAAATATATCACTTGTAAAAGGTACAATAAAGAAATATTTGTGGTCACACGTGAAAAGTAATTTTTTAAGAATAGATTTTGATGAGGCTGCATTAGCAATATATTTACCTGTGGCACAGTTTAAGAAAGGTAGTCCCTACTAATGGCAATTTTAAGAGGCGGTAAAAGAATAGGTGGTATAGATGTACGTATCGGTATACCAAGAGATAGAAGTTTAGATAATGTAACAGGTGACCCACGTTTAAGAAGAACACAAGGTGGTAATCCTGAAACTACATTAGGACGTTTTCAATCATATGTAAACGAGGCAGAAGGTTTTGCTAGACAGGCAAGATTTTATGCAGAATTTCAGTTACCAAAAGGTTTGCCTAATTTAGTAGGTAACATTAATAATCCATTAGGTGATTTTAATTACGAGGCAGAGTCAACCGCTGCTGAAGAAACAGCAGGTGCCTTTCCATCACAAACAGATTTACTATCAGTACAACAAGCAAACGGTAGACGTGTACAAGCTTTTTGTAGTTCCATTTCTATGCCTGATAGAGAAATGATAACAAAAGAAGTAAGACACGGTAATAGACCTGCTAGAAAAGTAGTTTATGATTTTAAATCAGGCGACATTGAGGCAACATTTTATGCTGATAAGTTTATGAGAGAACGAAGTTATTTTGAATTATGGCAAAAGGCAGCAGTTAGTACCTCATCATCATACAACGTTAACTATTACGATAATTATGTTACAAATTTAAACATATTTCAATTAGGACAATTTGCAAGTAGGCAAGAACGTGATGATGTGACTTACGGTGTGCAATTGATAGATGCTTTTCCTAAATCAATAGACGCAGTTTCATATTCACACGATAAGAATGATATTCAAACTGTAACTGTAACATTTACATTTAGAAATTGGATTAATTACTTTATAGATAAATCAGGCAATATAGAATTAGGATCTCCTGTAGGTAAAATACCAGAGATCAAAAACAATAGAGGAATTTTTGGTGGCATATTAAATAAATTACCACCCGAATTGAGAAGAGCAGGACGTGATGTACTTAACGATTTAAGACGTAGAGTACCATTAGGTAGAGTAACTGGAGGAAGAGTATTTCCACCATTTAAAATACCACCACTAAATATTTAATAATTGAGGAGTTATTATGGCGTTACCAATAGTAGAAACACCGAGATATGAGTTGACATTACCATCACAAGAAACAAAGGTACAATATAGACCTTTTCTTGTGAAAGAAGAAAAAATCTTGTATATGGCACTTGAATCTGGTGATGAAAAAGAAATGCAACAGGCTACAAAAGATATATTAAGGTCTGTTACATTTGATAAATTAGAAGTAGAAGAATTACCTACTTTTGACGTAGAGTATATTTTCTTACAGGTTAGGGCAAAGTCTGTAGGAGAAATAGCAAAATTTAAAGTTATATGTCCAGATGATAAGAAAACCTATGGCGATGTGGAGGTTGACATATCAAAAGTTGAGGTGCAAGTAGATGACGCACACACCAACAATATAATTTTAGATGAAAGTAGAAAACTAGGCGTTGTTATGAAGTATCCTAATATGAAAGTGTTATATACTACAAAAGGTGTAAAATCATTATCATACGAAGATATTATCGGTTTAGTCACAGGATGTGTAGATTACATTTACGAGGGTGAAAAGAATTATCCTGCTAGTGAATCAACACCTGAAGAATTAAAAAACTTTTTTGAGTCATTATCTCAAAATCAGTTTGTTAATTTGAGAAAGTTTTTTGAAACTATGCCTAGATTAAGACACGAAACAAAAGTGAAGAATCCAAAGACAGGAGTTGAAAGTACAATCACCTTCAGCGGGTTACAAGATTTTTTCGGATTGGCCTCTCCCACAACAGCCTAGAGGCGATATTCGAAGTTAATTTTGCTTTAATACAACATCATAAATATTCATTGACAGAAATAGAGTCAATGATACCTTGGGAGAGGGATATCTATGTTCAATTATTAATTAATTGGATTAAAGAAGAAAATGAGAGAAAAAGAAAAGAACGGGAGAAAATGAAATGATAACAATAAAAGATGTATGGTATTTTATTAAAATAGAAATACCACAATTAATGTCTAACTGGCGTTTAATACCTAGAGTGTTTATGGCACTTTATGGATTAGTTTTTTATGAAACAATGACGTGGTTTATGTCATTGCCTGAACCTAATAATGCACAAGCAGGTTTTGTATCTGTAGTCGTTGGTGCAGGTGCGGCTTGGTTTGGTTTATATGTTAATGGTAAACCTAGTAAGATAGAAGAAAAGAAATCACAACCAATTAGTAAACAAATAGGATAATATGGCATTACCTCAAATAACACCTCTTCAATCAGAATTTGATATGCCACAAGGCGGCGATGTCAAAGAAGAAATCACAAAACTAGGTGCAGTAATAATTGAAAAGACTAGTGCAGGTTTAAAATCTGCTACACAAGCAGTTATTGGCGATGTACCTAAAATGATTTCAGATTTAACAAAAGAAATTGAAAGTGGTCCTATTGATAATTTTGCAGTAGCAATTAATAAATTAGTAAAATTAGTTGATGATTTAGGAATTAATTTAAATGATTACGATAGAAATTTAGCAAAATTAGTAGATAATTTTAGAAGTGAGCAACAAGACGCTGAACAAAAACTAGAAAAATTAAGAGAACAAGGATTTAGAGGTGTTATTGAAAATAATAAAATCAGATTATTGACAGAAAGAGAAGTTATTAAATTAACTAAAGAAAGAGAAAAAAACGAAATAAAGATACAAGAAAAAGTTGCTGATAGAGATAAATTACAACAAAAATTAGATGATAATGTTTGGAAAGATAGTAAAAAACGAAAAGAAGCACAAGAAAATATCATTAAAAACGAGAATAAAATATCAGAATTAAGAGAAAAAAATGAAGAAATAGATAAAGCAACAAATACAACAGCAGATACAGGTAGAGATACAGGTGGTTTTGGTAAACTTGCTGAAATTAAAGAAGCATTTATGGTAATACCTGATACCATCAATGAGGTGTTTGAAGGATTTGCAAATACAGGTAAATCTATATTTAGCGGATTAGTTGCCTTGTTTAAAAATCCTATGAAAACCTTAACAGCAGCATTTACAGGTATTGCAAATATATTTAAAACAGCAAGAGCATTAATAGCATTGAAAGTATTGGCAGTTGTGGCGGCGATACAATTCTTTGCAGAAAAAATAGATCAGATCGGTGCTTTCTTTGTTGGTGTATGGGAAAAGATTACAGGTTTCTTTCAAGGTATAGTAGATTGGTTTAAAAATTCTAAAGTAGGTAAATTCTTCTTTGGCGATGATGATGATGATAAAGAAGAAAAACAATCAGGTAATAGAGATCCAAAAGCAGGCACAGCAGGAGATATTGCAGGTGAGGCTTCGTTTGCAGATTTTGATGACGGTAAGGCACCTGTAAGAAATATGTCAAGTGCTAGATTAGAAGATGGTTTAGTTAATCAAACAGTAGATACAACATTATCAGATTATGATGATAACTCAGCTAAGATAATTGCACAAAGACAATTGGCAGGTATGGATGGTGCAGGCACCGAAGAAATAGATTATACAGGTATGCGAGGTGGTACATCATTAAGTCAATTAGGCATTAAGAAAAGACAAGTTGTCGGAGATCAATTACAGATAGATGACGGTATGGGAATGTATGGTAATGTATCAGAATCTTTAAAAGAATTAAATACAGAAAGTGCATCCGTATCTTCTCAACCTGTTTTAATACAGACTAATTCAAATGTTAATAGTAATCAAACTTCAGGAACTAACGTATCAGGTTTTGTAGACCACGAACCAGATACCTCATTTAAATATATTAGAGGTGGTGCGTCAGGTTCAGACGAGTTTTAAAACGTAACACCTAATTCTTTTTCAGTAATTATTTTAAATACAGCACCGTTGTCTTCAGCATACGCAGTTGCGGCTTTCCATTTTGCTTGATTTTTAATAAACTCAAAACTTTCACGCATATAAGATTTAGTTTTCTTTTTAGAAGGTTTAGGTTGCGTACATTGACGAGAAGGTTTAATTTCAATTAACATTTTTCTACCCTTGTCAGTTTTAATTATGAAATCAACAAAGTATCTATGCCACTTCTTATCAATAGGATTGTAATATCTTATAGGTAATTCTTCACTTGCCCATTGTATGATACCAGGATTGTTGTCGCAGTAGACCATAAATCTACGCTCTAACAATGAACGATATATTATGTTATTGGGATTACCAACGTACTTCTTTGGATTAGTAGGTTTATATATTCCTTTAAAAGACTTCTTCATATCATATAAATATTACTAATATATATAAAGGTAAACAAATGGCTTGGACTTCAAAAGTAGCAAATGTAATCAAAGGTAAAATAGGATCAGCAGTCGCAGGTGCAGTATCAGGCAAGATTAGTCAAGCATTATCATTTGCTAATCAAGGTCAAAGTACAAAACTTGCTGCTAAAATATTAGGTAAATCACCTTTAGAGATAGGATCAGTAGGTCCTACATCACATATGGCAGAAAATCCATATTCTTATGGAACTGTCTATTATCCACAAGAATGTAGTAATTTAGGTGATGGTCATTATGTCATTTTTGATATACTTGCACATAAAAAATCAAAATATAAAACAAACACATTTGACAATGGTAAACTACAAGACGCTAGTTCAAACTTTAGAGATGAAGATTTTAAATTATTTGGTCGAAGACAAGGCACATTTAATAACAGAATTAAAAATATTAAATCCAGAGGTATTACTCAAACAAATAGAGTGAGAGGTGTTAACTCTGGTTTATTCAGATACGCAGAATCAAATCATACCTATATCACAGATAGTATTTGTATGTATATGCCACCTGAAGGATTGAAATATGGATATAAGGCAGATTATGAAGCATTAGATACAGGACTTGCAGGTGATATGGCACAAGGTATTGCTGGAGTAATAAATGAACCAGGATTTGCTGATAAAGTAAAAGCTGCAGGTAAAATTAATTCTGTGGCATTAGAACTTACAAAAACAGCAGGTTTTAGTGCATTAGGTATTATACCTGGTTTTGAGAACGCAAGAGCAGTTTATGACAAGTTTAAAGGTCAGGCAAAGAACCCTAATTTAGAATCAGTATTTAAATCTGTACCATTTAGAGAGTTTACTTTCCCATTTACATTTGCACCGAAGAATGAAAAAGAAAAAGATAGTGTACACAAAATTTTGCAGTTGTTCAGATTTCATATGTTACCTGAACATCAAAATGCTGCAAACGGTTATTTTAATGTACCATCAGAATTTCAAATAACATATATGTATAGAGATAATGAAAACACATACTTACCTAGAATTAGTCGTTGTGTATTAAAATCAGTTGATATAGATTATGCACCAGAAGGTGTTGTATCAACATTAGTGCCAGACGAAAGAGGGGCACCTCCTACTATTATTACAATGTCATTAAACTTTGGTGAAACAGAAATAATGACTAAAGAAACAGTCGCTAAAGGATTCTAAAAATGTATTTTGAAAGATTTCCACAAGGACAATATATTTTACCAGGTACAGATACATATAAGCAAGTATCAGATTTATTCAGACGAGTAAAAATAAAAGATAAAGTTAAGGATGCAGCAAGTTTATATTCAGAATATTTTGTAACAAATGGTGAAAGACCTGAACACATTGCACAAAAACATTTTGGTAGTCCTATGTTACATTGGGTTGTGTTACTAACAAATAACGTGACAGACGCATATTACGACTGGCCATTATCATTTCAGGCATTTGAAGAATTTTTATATTCTAAGTATGATAATCCTGACGCAATACATCATTATGAAAAAGTACAATCAAGTGGACCTACTGATTCAATTGATTATTCACATTTAATAGAATGTAATAGTACAGACGTAGGCGCCCAAGCAGTTAGTAATAGAGAATACGAACAAAGAGAACAAGACCGTATCAGTAGAATTAAATTATTAAATCCAGCATATTTGCCTATAATGATAGAAGAATTTGAAAGATTGATGAATGAATAATTATGTACTCACAAATAGATAAAGACACACTTACAAAAGCAGGTCGATTTCAATTAGACGATATAACATTAGTATCGTATCAATCAGCAGACGGTTCAAATAAGAACGCAAAAGCAATTTCTATTAAAACACAAGTATTAGAGATAAACTTATATGAGTCATTAGAAGGACCTGGTTTATCAGGTAATGTAGTTGTCGCAGACGCACAAGCAGTCATATCACATTTACCATTAACAGGTTATGAACGTATAGAATTTCGTTTATACACGCCAGGCGTTGGCAAAGGTTACGATTTCTCTGCTGCCACAGGTCATCCTATGTACATTTACAAAATCACTGGTAGACAACCTACCACACCTAGGTCGCAGTTGTATATGTTACACTTTTGCAGTAAAGAAATGCTTGACAATGAGACCATACGTGTTAATAAGTCTATGACA